GCCAGCAATAATGCCAACTGACGATGTCACCATTGACGAACCGTATCTTATTTCTGAGGTTCACCCGATTGCTGTAAATGAGGTCATTGATTATAAATTCCCTATAATTTCCGAAATTTTTGATTATCAATTGATCTCTCAAAAATTTTGTCAATCCTGGTGGTGCGAAAGGTAAGATCTTCCAGAGAAGGTTCATGATGATATCGTCGTGGATGATAAGAAATATCGAATCACCCATCGATTCGAAGGACCCGTGCGTGGAAGGGAAACACGCGGCGATATGAATGCACAACAACTTGACACATTGATGAAAAGATACGCGAAAAAAACCAAAAACTTGACAGGTAAAGCAGTTGACGCAGAAAGTAAACGTTTGTTTGATAAACTGAGTAACGTAATCGATTTCCGCGAACCCACAGAAATTAAAATGCGGTCGTATTACACCGAAGCTGTCGAGAAAATGAACGCAAAAGGCCTGGAAACGAAAGATTTCGCCGATATAGATCATTGGCAGGACCAGCAAGCTGGCTTAATTAAGTTTATGAATAAACACCAAAATAAGCTGAATCAGAATGTTGACCCGATGTCGCAAGACAAGGCAGGCCAAGGTATTGCTGCGTGGAGTAAAATCTTGAACGTTTTCATGATGTGTTGGTTTCGTCATTTGGAAAACCTAATGTTAAACTCCGCTCGTGATAAACCCAACTCTGGTTTTCACTTTCATTACATTAACAAGTACACTGACGAGCAGATCGCGAAAATTTTGGATGTCTGCTGCGCAAACCCGAAATTCCAGTTCTTTGAAAGTGATTTTAAGGAGTTTGACTCATCTCAAAACAATTGTGAGCAGAAATTATGCGTCTCGTCATGAATAAGATGAAATGTCCATTCACCGATTCTTTTCTGCGTATGATGTACACACGTGAAATAGTTGCCGCAGTTGGCATGCTGATTGTTTACAACAAAAAAGATTCTGGTCGTTCTGACACACTTGTCGGTAATAGTTTATTCAACACCGCGATAATCGTCGATTTGATTTCTGGAGAATCAACAGTAGTCCATGTCTTCATTAAAGGCGATGATTGCCTTGTTGCCGCATACAAGATCGTCATAGATCGCTACCAACTTGAACAATTCCGTAAAGCATGCGGTTATGATATTAAAATTTCCGTTTCAAATTCTGCGACTTTCGT